CCTCCGCTTTTTCTTCATCTGATTTTAATTTGAATATTGAAAAACTTGTACATAGCCAAATAAGTCTATCAGAACCAGATACTACATCTGTAGATTCTTTTGTTATGCCATCACGATTAAGTTGTACAAAAGCACAACATGCTACATCATACTTAACCATAAAGTTGTGGAGTTTCGTAATTTGAAAACCCAAAACTTGGTATTCTTGCATTGCAGCATTGATACCTTCCGATCCCATGAGTTTGAGATAGTCATAGACAATCAAACAATCATTAGTTCTTCCATTTTCATCAAAGCCAACATGTTGATAAATCCATTTCCTCATTTGACTTAGAATATTTTCAAATGATTCACCGGCAATACTAATATAATGATAAGGAATCTCTTTAAGTTTTTGAGCGGCTATTTGTACTTTTTCTTTTTCTATTTCGTTTTCTGTAAATCGACCACTGGCAATTCTATTTATCTCTATTCCTGATAGATTAGCTAAGATTCTATTGTAATGGTCTTCTTTAGACATTTCTGTATCTAGAACAAGGACTGGTATGTTTTCCTTAGAGGCTACATGAAGTGCAACCGCATCGCCAAACATTGATTTACCAACCTTTGGTCGTGCTGCAATCAGATCAACACATTTTCTGCGAAAACCACCACCAATTGCAGTATCATATGCGGGAAACCCTGAAGGTATTCCTATAAAATCTGACACATTGTTCGCTAAGAAATCCAAGTAATCATCTAAACCTTCTCCTAGAATCTCTGTTTTTTTACTGGATGATTGATAAATATCCCCAGTAGCTTCCAGTAAAGGTTCTTCAATTTTGGCAACGATGTCCATTACATCCTCTTCGCCACTAATACTGCCTAATTCCTTTTCACACGCTTTGAGTGTTTGTAGAAGATCTCTTGAAAGTTTTAATTTAGCAATCTTGGCTGCATAACTTCCTACATTTGATTTATGTATAGGAAAATTAAATAAAGAACGTATAAAGCCTATTTCTTCTTTATTATTTACTTGTTCCTCTACACCTAAATCATTTGCAGCAGATAGGATGGAAGAAAGTTCAACTTGAGTATTTTCTGAGATAGATTTAAAAACACATTCAAATATTAAAGCGTTCATAGAATCTGTAAAATCATCAGAACTAATAAAGTCTATTTCTAAATATGCATCAAGACCGTATTGACATAAGGCAGCCAATACAGCACGTTCTGAAGCTAAATCTGCTAATTTTGTTATCGTCTTAGGCATCTATCACACACATAAAATTCGCGGGCATGTTGGGGGTGGACTTCTACTGTCTTGCTGCAACGAGAGCAAACCTGTTCTATTTTTTTAAAGGCAGGTCTTCTGCGTTCTGTTGGTTCAATTGGGGGGGTTTTATTCTCCTTATCTTTATGTTCTGTTCCATCATCTGAGAATTGATTATATCTCTTACGTTTAGTAACGGGTTCAGGTGTTACTTTGCTTACCTTGTCGTTCATTACGAACTGATTATTGTCATCTTCTTTTGGTGGATTTCTTTTATACACAGGCTTAGTTTCTTGTTGTTGTGTATCTAAAAGACTTTGGGCTAGTTCTGCTTTTTGTTCTGGAGTTAATGTGTCCAGAAGACTTTTAATGATGTCGTCGCTCATTATTTTCTCCTAGCTATATTACTTAGTGTTTCTGCCATTTTAATAATCCTGTTATGTTTTCCATCTAGGGTTCTTACTCTAGCTTCCGCATGATTTTTAATTTTTAATATTTCTGATGCTAGTGGATTTTCTCTAACTGCACCATAATACTTTTCTTGCCACTTAGAGTACTGTCCGCCATATTGATTTAGCACTCCACTTATTATAAACCAGATTGATGATTCTGACCATTCCAAAATATTTTTTTCTTTAGTGTTTTCTGTCTCAATGTATTCAGCATAAGCATATAATTTAAAAGCATTAATGTTACAAGTTTCCGAATTCCAAGATTTTATATCATCAGTACTAGCATTAAGAACAAGTTCTATATCTTCTGGAGGATTTACTGGTGCTAGATATTTAGATTTTGTCCAGTCCTCTACAGCTTGTATAAACTTAGTTAATTTTTGCTCTCCACTCATTTTCATTCTCGTCATAATTAAATGTTACAATTATAATTTCATTGATTCTACACCATTCTAATTTGTCTCTATCTCTTGCCTGGGCACGAAAAAAGGAGAGCTTATCTCTATAATGAAATTTATTAAACTTGAAATGTTGTTCGCCGTGAACTTCAATAATTAGATTTCTGTTTGGTATATAAAGATCAGCACGTAAAACGCTTTTTCTTATTGAAGTTTTAGTGCCCGGAAGTGAAACTTCCTCTAATATTTTATCATACGGATACCATATATCAAGAGCCCTTTTGGCTTTTTTATGTAGTTTAGATCTTTTCCCACCTCCAGATTTGGGATTCCATTTATAGTTTTTTCCGTCTAATCCTATTACTTTCATATTGCACTCTGTCTAATAGTTCTTCAAAATTTTCTTCTAACAACAATGAATAGTCATAATCTACTTGACCATGCTCTTCATAAAAATCTTGAATGAGCTTGTAAACATTACTAAATTCATATCTACTTACAAGTATCATGGGCCAGATCTTAGAAAAGATTCTATTCATCCAATTATCCATTGCTACAGGAACCGTGTTGCATAAGATGCATTCCCAAGTTCTAAATGTATCTAGTCCATTTCCAGTAGGAGAAATAGCAAAATTATAAGATGCTAATACTTTCATAAAGTCAACGAATGGCATTCTATCTCCCTTGAGGATACCCATATTTAATTCTACATCTTGGGTATCATATCTTTTAGGAAAATTACAATCAATAAATTGTTGCTGCCAACACCATTCGGCTACTCTAATTCTATATGGAGAGGTTATGGTAAAGTTTGCATAACATAGATTATCCTTGGGTATAGATCTAAGTTCTTGTATGTCAATGGCATTCCAGTCTTCACCATGATTAACTCCTATGGGTAATGGGTATATTTTCCTATGAAGAAATTGTCCCATATTAGTCATATACCAGCGTCTTACATGAGGAAGTATTGAATCTATTTCTATATTGAAATATACTCCTCCATGAGCAGCGTCTTCAATCGTATAAGAGTATATTGAGTCAAATGAAATATTACATTGAGTTTTTTTAATTCCCCAATCTCCAGCGTGAGTAATCAAAGTCTTGTTACTGTCTAGAGACAAATTTAATTCATTTTGTATAGCTTGTTGCGTTTTGGTTTTTGTGCCGTGTCGTAAATCTTGTGCATTTATTTTTTTACAACATTTGTAAAGATCGCAAAATACATTGCTGTTAATCAATCCCTCTTTCTTGTATTTCCACATGTTCATTTGGACAATCCTTCCTTTATCAATTTTTCTAACACGTCTACTAGAACGGGATTAGATTTTAAAAAATCATACAATTTGTTTTGACCTTGAAACTTGCCAGCCTTAATGGAAAATAACTCTTCGTCATTTTCAACATCAATATCTGGAAATATTTCTTTAGCTATATCTTTATACATTTCTAAGAAACTACAAGTGAACCAAGCACCGGATTTGTTGATCAAACCTATATCTAATGCTAAAGTTAGTATTTCTTGTGTTTTATCAATACCATGTCCATAACGAATATAGCTTTGTACTTGGCCTCCAGGCGGTCCCATTGATGAACAAATAATTTTCCAATTTACAAGTTGTCCAATTTTTTTACCGTCGTCATCATCCCAAAACTTCACCGCCGAAACCTTTTCTCCACCACCAGCAATTTCCATTCTTGTATCTGCTTGATATTGTATTTTATTGCCGCCATCAGCCATTTTAGCTTTGCCAAATCCAGATGTGTTAGCGATATAATGCGTAATCGCTATTACTAGTCCACGTTGCCTTGGTAACAATTGGCCCACCTTTTTGGTAAAAATACTAAGAATTTTGGGCAATCCTGCACGACCTGGACTAAAGTCATTATCTAATTCTTTTTCTGGAATAAGAGAAGAAATAGAGTCAATAATAACAGCAGCACCATGATTGTCTGGATGACTCATCATTAGGTATGCCCATTCTAGAAATTTTTCAGCGGGGATCGGTTTGTCTTCAGGTGCCATAATCAACATCTTTTCTGGATCAAGACCGTCAACTTGAAAATTCATATCTTTGAATCTTCCCTCGGCATCAATATAGATTACATTTCTACCTAACTTTTGACAGTTGGCAGCAATTTGCATAGCTGTGGTGGTTTTACCAGATTTAGGATCTCCTGTCAGTGTGACCCAGCTTCCTTCTTTGATCCCGCCTCCAAGTGCAATGTCAATTGCGGGGCCGACAGATATTATTTCATAGTTACTTTTTTCTTGTAATACCTCGGCCCCCGTTTTGATAATTTGACCATAGTCTTTTGCGGACTTTTTTAAGTAATCTGGTAACTTATTTGCCACTGCCATCTGCCTTCCTTAGTTTAGATAATAAACTTTTTTTATTTGGTAATGATTTACGGGGCTTGTATTCACCCTCTAGTTTTTCTACAACCTTTTTAGGTTTAGCATCTTCAGTATCTGTAATTTTTTTAGATTTCTCTATACCCCTTTTTACAAAATCTAAAGCTAAAACAAACTTTTTAGTTTTATGCAAAAAGCCCAATGAATACACATTTGATCCGCTTGGGCTATTTAAATAGTGAAGAATTGGTTTCTCTCCATACTTTTTTATTAATTTATGTGCGACACGAACTTGTATTTGATAAGTATCGCCTTTGTTCCAAAATTTGTAAGCTAGGCTACCCTTATTTTCTTTCTCGGCACGTCTGATGCAGACTAGTTCTGCAATATATTGAGCCGAGCTACACGGCTGCCCCGTTGATATACTCTTGTATTTTTGCGTGTTTGATTTTTTTTGAGTCATGTTTAAAAATCATTTGATTGATAGACTGTTCGACAACTTCTCTAATTTCTTTTTCTGGCTCAAGATCTGTTTCCGGCCATATAAACTTTCTTACGTCCACTTTATCGCATTCAGGTCGCAATAATGACACAGACAAAAATTGAAAATCTTGATGAGATCCATCCAGAGATTGGTCTCTTGAACA